TTATAAAATTGATAAAGCTTTTATTGCTTTTTTATTCTCTTCTTCGAAACTTTCTTCAAGTAAATGTGAGTATACTTCTAGTGTTACTTTTATATTTTTATGACCTAATCTTTTCGAGATATAATGTATCGAAACATTTTTTGATAATAGATAAGAACAATGTGTATGTCTAATTGCATGAGTAGTTATTTGTTTGATACCTAATAGGTCACAATATCCTTTTAAAGCTTTGTTTACTGCATTGGTACTAATACCATTACTAAATACATATCCATCCATTGCAACCGGTCTTTGTTCTAATACTTTATAAATATGGTCCATGTCTTGTTTTGATACTTCAACAGTTCTAGGTGATGTTGTTGTTTTCTGTTCATTAATATAAATAGTTCGTTTAAATCTATCTAAGTATTCATACTTCAAATTAATAGCGCCAGATATTCTACAACCTGTAACGACCATAATGAATAATACTAATGATGAGTCAGTGTATTTTGTTTTCAACTCTTTCTTTAGATCAGAATATTGTTTCAATGTAATATATTTATCTTCCTCTTGCTGTGATTCATTTTTGCCGACATACTTAATTTTATAAGTGAAATTCTTTTTGAGTATACCTTCATATATAGCATCATCTATTGAACTTCTTATCTTTCCGTTTAATTTTCTAACTGATTCGTCTGTATGTGTTTTAGCAAATTCATTTATAAATTTTTGGTACATCAATTTAGTGATGTCTTTTAAAGGTGTATTACCTATAGAATGGTTTTTTAAGTGGTTCATAATTGTTGTGTATGAAACATAAGTTCTTTCACTAACAATTGGTTCTTTATAAGTTTCTGACCATTGTTTGAAATAATCATATAAAGTTATATTGTTATCGAATTGAAAACCGTCTATTAAATCATTTTTTGCTTTAGTTTCTGCTTCGACTGCTTCACGTTTTGTAGAAAAGCCCTGTTTTCTATATCGTTTTCCTTCATGACCGAAATAATATCCCCAATTTCCACTACCGTATTTTTTTATAGCCATATATATCACTCCTTAAAAGAAAACCTCACTGTTTGTGAGGTTTATGAAATTTTAAATATTGCGATGTTTTTTTATGAATTTGATATAACTGATTAACTTTTTTACTTCTTTTTGATTACAATCTTCTAGTTCATGTAAAAGTTCAAAATATAACTTTTGAGATATATTTGTTTTAACAACTCTATTTTTATATTCTTCGGATTCTGTAAAAAAAGTAGTAGGTACTTGAAGTTCATCAGCTAAAACTTCAATTACATATTCTGGTAGAATTAGTGGATCAGTTCTTTCATATCTGTATATTGTATGAACAGACTTATTTAATTTCTTAGCTAAATGGTCAGGACGAATTTTTAATTCTTTTCTTCTTTTCCTTATTTTATCTCCTGATATCATTAGCCGTACCCCCTTGAAACACTATTTATTATCTTCAATCATTTTGTCATAATCAGATGCAACCATCTCTAGCCATTTATATACTTCGCTTTTTCTTTTATGACCAGGATTGATTAATTTCAATTGATGACCAGCATCAGTTAAAATATAAATATGTGTATCTGTAAATTTTAATATTTTCATTGAAATCCTCCTTATAAGAAAACCTCACGAAGTGTGAGGTAGGTTAGTTGATTATGCTAAATTTATTTATATCAAGTCCAGAAGTCCTGCTGAATGGCTCTTTGTTTTCATAAAAACCATCAATAAATGGTACATCATTTTTATCCCCACCTAAATATGTTGCTAAAGCAGCACCTTGCAACTCTTTACCAATATTAGTTGATAAATTCTCTTTCTCTTTTTTAGTCAATTGTTTAACGTCATTAGAAACATAATAAGAAATAGTATCATCGTTCGGAGTATCGACTTTCGTTACATAGTTATCAAGTCCGTTTTGTTCTAATCTTCTTTGAACAGTGTCTTTAAAATCTTCAATATCGGCTTCACTGATTTTTTTGACTTCTTCTGATTTATTAGTGTTCTCTTTTTCCGTTTTCTTAGCTTTTTCTTCTAATCTCTTATTTGTTTCTTCAATTTCTTTTTCTTCTTTGCTAGGTTGACTATCTTCCGTCATTTTAGCCATACAACCCATAAATAAAAATAAAACCAATGCTAATACTGCTATTAGTCCAACACATCCAATTGCAAATTCTTTATTAGACATCTCTTTTTTATTTTCTTCCATTCCACATTCTCCTTTATTCATATTAAGCACCACCGAAGTGATGCTATTTCCCTTGTTGTGATTTCATGTTTTTTATATATACCAAAATATCTTCTAATTCATTGTCACTTAGAACACTAACCTCATCAATAATTTTAAGAACAAAAATGTTCTGTTGATGTAGATTTTTATTTTCGAAACCTAAAAGATATTCTGGAGTGACTTTTAGAGCTTTAGCAAAGTTATCAACTTTATTAAAAGGGAACTCACGACTTTCACTTAAATATCTTGAAATGGTTGATTTTGCCATGCCAGTTCTTCTAGCTAATTCACTTAGTGACAAATTGTGGTTATTCATAAGTTTTTTAATTATATTTATAACTTCACTATTATCTCTCATACACACAAAACTTCCTTACTATTTTATATTTTACTTTTGTTGAGATTTTAAAAACTTCACATATTCTAATACTTTTTGCATTTCATCTTCGTCCAGGTCACTTACTTCGCCATCAAGATGTGCTGCGATCGTAGTTGGTTGTTCAACAACTTCTTTTTCTTTTGGAACATCGTATCCCATTAACCACGCTTCACTTACATCTAATGCTTGTGCAAGGATAAAAAGTTTCTTTTGACCGGGTACTGTTTTTTCATTGATGTATTGACTTAAATCTGTTTTAGAAACTTTAACATTACCCATTGCATGTTTTTTAGTTAAATTTATGATATCAACTTGTTTTAAATTGCGTTCTCTCATAATTTCTTTAAGTCTTTTTCCGGTATTTGATTTCATTTTGTATCATCTCCTTACCTATAGTATAAGTTCAAATGAACTAAAGTTCAAGAACTTTTATTCAAAAATATTGAACTTTCTTGTTGACAACAATTTATTACTCATGTTAAGGTTATAACAGTTCAAAGGAATTGAACAACGAAAGCGAGGTGGCAACTATGTGTTTTAACTATTCAGCTTTGAACGGGAAGATAATTGAGGTATATAAGACTCGTGCAAATTTTGCAAAAGCGCTTGATTTATCTGAACGTAGCTTATCATTGAAACTTAATAACAAAGTAGGTTGGAAACAAAAAGAAATTGCAAAAGCTATTGAGTTATTAAAGATTGATGAAAGTGAAATACCATTATATTTTTTTGATATTGAAGTTCAAAATAATTGAACTATTTAAGGAGGAAGACAAATGAACGAATTACAAATTTTCAATTTTGATTCAAATGAAGTTAGAACAGTAGTTGTAAATGAAGAACCGTATTTTGTAGGAAAAGATGTAGCGAATATTTTAGGTTACAAAAAACGGAAGTAGAGATATTAATGCTCATGTGGATGAAGAAGACAAGCTAAAGTACCAAATCAGTACCTCAGGTCAGAAAAGAAACCAAACTCTCATCAACGAATCAGGTTTATACAGTTTAATCTTTTCATCAAAGTTAGATTCAGCTAAACGATTTAAACGTTGGGTAACATCAGAAGTTCTACCACAAATTAGAAAACAAGGTTTTTACATGACAAACAGCTTAGTACAAGAAATTGTAGATAATCCACAAGTTATTCATTATCTAGCAGAACAAGTTGCGATGATTAACGAAAACAACAAAGCACAGTCAAATCAACTTGAAACAATCGATAAGAAAATCGAAGGAGAATATGTAACACCACAAGATTTAGATGCTATTCAATATGCAACTAAAGTACAAGCTGAAAAGTTCTTAGACAAATTAGGTATGCAGATCACTTTAGAAACTTTAATAGATGATAACCAAAACATCTACGAGCAAGCATTGGCTAGTAAGAAAGCCAAAGAACAACGAAGACGTGACATAGGTAAGTTTAAAAGCAAAATACTAGTTGCTACTAAAAAAGAATTAGGCATGAAAGGCAACGCACCTAATAACCACATTAAACGTAAAGATGTAGATATGGCGATTCAACATATTAAAGAGTTAAAAGCATCGCAAATTGAATTGTAAGGGGTTGATGAACAATGTATACAAAAACATGGTGGAGCATGGAGGACTTAATGAATGAAACGGGTCGTACTAGAAATTGGGTTAAAGACAACATTTTAAAAGTACCTAAATTTAGAAAAGAAATTGAGAAGTTTGCGCATTATCCAATCAATAGTAATGATCAATATCGTTTCATTGGTTCTGAAATGCGAAAGTTTTTAGAAGACAACTTTAAAGAGATATTTGAGGAGGCGGTCAAATGAAATACATCACATTAACAATGTTCCTAGTACTAGAGTTCTTCATCATTTCGGCATTCAGTGTAACACCGTTTGAACATTCGTTCCTGTCCTGGTTACTCACAGTGATGTTGTTTGAAATGTGGGACCAAGTAAAGGAAATGGAGAGAAAATGTAATGAATAAATTAAAACTAATTAAAATAACACTCCTAATCATCATCTTGGCGGAGGAGATTAAGAGTGTTAAGGATGAAACTAAAAATTATAAGTCAATTAAAGCAAGTGATATTGGTAAGAAACAAAATGAATTGAACCAGTTTAAATACAATTAATGCTCAATATCTGATTTCATTTTTTCCAATAGACCTGAACGACGAAGGACACCTGCCATTAAATTTTGTGAATAAATTCTAGATTCACGTATACAAAAGTTTAAGGCATTTATGTCGTCAATTGTTCCGTCATCATTTTTAAATGGTTTCAATCTTTCAGAAACGTTTTCTAATGAATACATGCTATCACTCAAATGATGATCAATATTTTGAATTAAATCCCATAATTCTTTCTCAGTCATAATTCTCACCACGCTTTCATAATAAATTAATTTAATTGTACCAAATAAAAGGAATGAGAACATGATTTATCAAAACAAATAAAAACTCCTACTGTTTGCAGACAGAAGGAGTCAATGAAATTAGAAAAATTATATAAATTAACAATACAACTAAATACGGGAGGACGTCAAGTATGCATGATACACATCCACAAGAAATATCAATTCGTATTAGAACTAAAATCCTAGCACATCTTGATTTACACAATATCAGCTATGAATTACATGAAAATAATTATGCAAAAGATAGTCACGATAAAGGTATCAATCAATTTAAGTTATCTGTTGATTTTAACCAAGGAACATTTAAAAAAGAAATCATTTTAAACGAAGAAGGTTACAAAGAACTTGAAAAAGATTTCTTACATGCGTTTAGAGAACACGCTATGACTTATTACGAACTACCTGTTAATAAAAAAGTTGAGGTTTTCTAATGGGGCCAGAGAAAAAAGTAGAACAAGCCATTATCAAATGGTTAGAGTCATACAACGGTAAAGATGGACCACCATATCACACAGTGGTTTATAAGATACATGGTGGTAGTCAGTTCCAAAAGTCTGGCATACCTGATATCTTATGTAGTTATTTTGGTCACTTCGTAGCAATCGAAGTTAAAAGACCAGATGGTAAAGGTGAATTAAGCACAAATCAAATTATCAACTTAATAAAAATAAATATGTCTGGAGGTATAGGCATTGTCGCAAAGTCACTCGATGAAGTTAAACAAAGACTTAGTGAGCATGGTATCTACAAACCTAATCCTCAAGCCTACGCAAGTAGAAGTACTCAAAGGATTACCGAAGAACACATTAATGGCTTTAGGGACATCTAGTGGAAAGACATTATTATCTCTACATCATTATTTAAAGTACAACGAAGGTGAAAAGCTATTGATCGTCGCACCACCTGCCAAGATTTTAGAAGGTGGTTGGTCACACGAAATTGATTTTGTGAATACGAGATACAACATTGATATACCATACGAGATGTTGAGTTATGGCAAGTTACGACAAAAGGACGTATGGAAACGGTACAAAGGTTACTACGTCATATTTGATGAATGTCAGGGCATCAAAAATCCTACTAGTAATCAAGGTAAATATGCACGTAAGTTAATTGATGTGAGTACGGGTTGGTGCATGTTATCGGCAACGCCAGCAAGTAATGGTTGGGGTGATTGTATCAACTATTTCATCATCAACGGTTACGTCAAAAACAAAACACAATTTGAACGCGAGTTTGCAGTTAAAGAAATGAAACAACGTAAAGACGGTAAACAGTATCCAGTTATTACTGGTTATATCAATGAACATACTTTAAAGAAATGGTTTGACTCATTCAGCGTGAGTAGAGATACAGATTATTTTCACGATTTACCAGAAATGCAGTTTGAAGAAATCAAGCTACCTAAGTCTACAGAATATAAAAAAATATTAAAAGATAGAGCATTAATCGATTTAGATACACAGACCATTATCCAGTACGATACACAACCTAGATTGCAAGCAGGTCTTAGATACTACGGTAATCAACAAGCAAAGTTGAATTGGCTTGAAATGTTACTGGACGGTACGAAAGAGAATGTATTGATTTTCTATCACTTCACAAAAGAGAAAGATGAAATGGTCAAGTTAGCAGAGAAGTTAGGTAAAACAGTTTATGAAGTGAGTGGTCAACAGAAGGTACTACCGAACAAGAAAGAATGGGACACGTTACAAAACAGTGTAACCATTGTCCAATATCAAGCTGGTGGTGCAGGTATTGAATTACAGTACAACTCACTTTGTGTGATGTACACACCAACATACAGTTATCAAGATTACACACAAGCACTTGGACGAGCGCAACGTGTTGGTATGAAGAAACGACTAACAGTATATGAGTTAAAAGTTAAAGGCACGATTGATATGAAAGTGTACCAAGCATTAAAAAACAAAAAAGATTTCACTGATGAATTGTTCAGTGAGTATGTAAACGAGGTGGAATAATTGGCACAAATAACCACTTATATCATCAAACACAAGTTGATTGATATTTATATAACCAATAAACCATCAGAAAACGCACCACATATTAGTTACTCAACTGATTTCGGGCGTGCTAGACAGTTTGATGGTTTAGACAACGCAAGTATAGATATGAGTAATCATATCGCAATTATGAAAATAGTAACAGAAACAACTGAATATAAGGAGGTACCACATGAGTGACATTCTAAGTAAGTTACGCATACAAGATATATCAAAACGTAACAGTGATAAGTTTTACAAATTCGTTGTATATGGCCGTTTTGGAACTGGTAAAACAACAGCACTAACAAGAGAGAACAACGCTTTAATTCTAGATATAAACGAAGACGGTACGACAGTAACAGAAGACGGTGCAGTAGTAGAAATTAAAAACTTCGAACATTTACAGTACGTCATCACAAACTTACCACAAGTATTACAAGCTTTACGCGAACAAGGTAAGCAAATAAACATTGTGGTTATTGAAACTCTTCAAAAGTTACGTGACATCACAATGGACGACATCATGAAAGGTAAATCTAGTAAACCTACATTTAATGACTGGGGCGCAGCAGCTACACGAATAGTCAGTATGTATAGATTAATCGGTAAATTACAACAGGAACATAAATTCCACTTTGCAGTAACAGGTCATGAAGCAATGAATAAAGAAAAAGATACAGACGGTGCAACACTTAATCCAACTGTAACCATTGAAGCGCAAGAACAAATTAAAAAAGCAGTGGTTAGTCAATCGGATGTACTCGCAAGAACATTAATCGAAGTGACTGATCAAGAAGGTAAAAAAGATTTCAAATATATCTTCTCAGTAGAACCATCAGACTTATTTGAAACAAAAGTTAGACACTCACCAAGCGTGACGATTAGTAATAAAAGATTTGAAAACGCAACGTTAAGCACAATCGTAGATGCAATTAGAAACGGAAACTAAAAATAACTTAAAAGGATGATTATATTATGAGGCATTCAAAAATAAAACATCAACCACCAGAGGTAGTTAATGTAGTTAATTTAATTAAAATTATTTGTTTGAAAGGTGATGGAGAAGAAGAACCAATTAGAAAAGTTGAAAGATACTATGATTTAAATGGTACTTTTCTTTTTGAAAAACAGAGTTAATTATTAGAAATAAACTTTTCCGCTTCAGAAATGTTGATTTCTAAACTCACTAAAGCAGTGAAAGCGTGTAAAAATTTCTTTAAATCTTGCACATCTTTATCAGCATGTTTTCTAACATAATGTGTTTCATCATTTCCAATCCAAGTAGCTGCACGAGCTAAATTATTAATTCTTGTGTCATCAATTTCTGAAATGCATTGACCTAATTGTTTTGTTGATATTTTATCTTCATCTGCATCTTTGCATTTTATTAAGTAATCTTTAACAAGGAATTCAATAGCTTTTCTATAACCAATACCAGCTAAATGATCGTAACCTAAAGCTTCTGCATTTGAACTTTGGGTAATAATGTTGTTGAATTCTGCACTTATTTCATCAATTTCACTTGGATATTCAAACAAAGTTTCAGGCATAGGTTTATCATTATCCATTCTAAGTTCTGAGATTGAACCTTTAGTCGTAAGGAAAGCCTTATAGGTTTGTAGGAAGTGTTTATTACAACTAGGGCATTGTAGTGTTAATGAAATAGGTAACTTTTTATTAATTGTATTAATTCGAGTTGAACTGGATATAACAGGACTTATCTTTGATTTACACCACGGACAATCACTTGGTAGTTCTACATCATAGCTACCGTATGTATTACCAGAAGTATTTAATAAATGGAGTTTATATAACAATAAAATCACTCTCTTTCAAAATAGTATTAAACATATTATACAACAAAAAAATAAAAGGACGGTATATAAATTATGAAAATGACAATCGATTTTACAAACGCAAAAGAGCAAGGAAACTTCTTACCAGCAGGTAAACATACAGTAAAAATTAAAAATATTGAAGGTAAAGAAACGCAAAACGGACACCCACAATTAATTATCACATTTGTAGATGCGAACGGTAGAGAGTTTACGCATTACCAATTAGCCAACTTTGAACATGATTGGGTTAAGAACTGGTTCTACAACTTCACTAAAAACGCAGGTCTACCAGTTAAGAAAGAAAACTTCTCATTCGATACAAATGATTTAGTAGGAAAACCAATCTTTGTTGATGTTCAACGTGAGTACAACGATTACAGCGACAAATATGTGAACAGACTAAAATACACTGCTAAGTATGAAAAAGACAAAGCAGACCAATGGAACGAAGAATATCCAATCAGTGAAGAAGAAAAACTGTTTAAAGCAAAACAAAATGGTGGTAGTGAGCAAAACTCAGGTAACAGCAATAACCCATTTGCTAATTCCAACGGTGGGCCAGTAGACATTGATGAAGATATGTTACCATTCTAAGTTAAATAAAAGCGCTAGCAATATATAAGTCTAGCGCTATCTTTATATCAAAAATGAGGAGTGATCACATGCAAGAACCACAAAGATTAGTTGTAGCGAAAGTCACTGCAGAGTTAAGAGTCGAAATATATGCACCAGGTAGAACTAAAGAAGAAGCAGAAGAATACGTAAAAAATTTAGCAGAACAAAAGTCAACAGACTTAATAGACGGAAAAATAAAAGAACTTGAACCAGAAATATTATGGGTTGATTAGGGAGGAATCTAGTTATGGTTAAATACGCACCAAAAATCGAAAGAATATCTAAATATACTAAAGAAGATATAGCAGAGGCAAAAGCTAATGGCGTATCATACAGTGCATTTTTAGGACGAATTCATAGAGGTTGGTCAGTATCGCAGGCAGTCAATACACCAACACATAAACGTCAGTTATTTACAACTAAAGAACTGAACATTATGAAAAAGAATGGTGTTACTAAAAAGATGTTTCATTTAAGAATTAGTAGAGGTTATCCAAGAGAAGTTGCTTTATCACACCGACCTAACAAACACTTTGTTGGTATGGAAAGGACTGCTTACAAAAAAACTATGGCACTTAATTTTAAAGAAAGAGTTTATAAGAATGATAAACCCAAACCATGGTTAGAAAAGTACCCACAAAAAACTGTACGTGGAGAATATTGTAAACATTTGTGGGAGAACGATATATTTCCTAAAAGTAGAAAGGTTGAGTGAAGTAAGTGATTAAAATTTTAGAATTGTTTGGTGGCATAGGTGCCCCTAGGAAAGCCATGTTAAATCTAGGCTATCCACACAAAGCTATTGATTATGTAGAAATAGATGAGAAATCAGTTAGAACTTACAACGCACTATACGACCATTTACATCAACCTCAGTCAGTTGTCGGTTGGAACCTTAAACCAGACATCTTAGTACATGGAAGTCCATGCCAAGACTTTAGTCGCGCTGGTACTAGGTTAGGTGGCAATGATGAAGACAAAACACGCTCGTCATTGATGTGGGAAACAATACGGATAATCGAAAACATGGGTGTATGGAAACCGAAAGTTGTTATTTGGGAAAACGTCAAAGGTGTTTTAGCGAAAGATATGATCCACAACTTTAAAAAATATTTTGTAGAAATGGAACGACTAGGTTATACGAGCAATTATGAAGTATTAGATAGTCGAGAGTTTGGCATACCACAAAAGAGAGAACGTGTATTTGTTATCAGTATGTTAAATGGTCACTGGTTCGACTTCTCGTCATTGAAAGGTAGACCAATGAGAAATGTGAGTGAGTTTTTAGAAACAGATATTGATGATAAGTACACAATTAAATCACCTTCCATGTTAAGTGCTATAAACAAACGACACGGTTTTGGTGGAGGACTTAAACCAATTGAAGATTATAGCTGGACGATTACTACAAAACAAAATAGATGTCCAAACAGTGGCATCGTTCCAATCGGAAATGGCCAGTATCGATTATTAACTGAACTAGAATGTTGGCGCTTAATGGGCTTTGAAGATGAAGATTATTATAAGGTCGCTAACGAACACCCGACACGTAAGAATACGACAAACGGAACATTATATAAACAAGCAGGCAACAGTATCGTAGTTCAAGTGTTGGAAGCAATATTTGAAGAAGTGTTGAAAGTGATAAAGGAGGATGCGCTATGCCAACAATAAAATACACGAGAGAAGATATAGCTAAGTTAGAGAATGAACGTGATCAATATAAAGCAGAACGTGACTCGCTTATCAAAGATGTGGAGAAGTTGAGGGAAGAGAAGGCAGCAATAGAAATGTATTTGGATGCAGTTAAGGTATATAAACCGATGTATGAAGAAGTGAACAAGAAATATAACAGACTTACTGAACACATCAGACTCAAAGCGCTGCATAACCCTAGTGTAAGTAGATATAAAGATTTGATGCACTTTATAGATGAATTGGAGGATGATACTCATGAAGGAAATTAAATCATTTATGTATCAAGATGGACAACAATTATTTTCTATCAACAGAGAAGAAATAGAAAATTATTTACAAGATGATGAGTTTGATGGTTTTCAAATAATTATTAACAGAATCAAAAATAGAGTTGAAGTGCATAAAAGAAAGAAATCGATAAATGTGATTGATACGGAGCGTGATTAACATGCCAAAGAAAAACTATGAAAACATGTGGCATGAATTAAAGGAAGAATTGTTGGCTGAGTACCCGTTTTTAGAAAGAGTGTGGGTATCTACAAGCGGAGAAGGTGAACACGCTGAAATGTGTAAAGTGAACGAAATACTTGAGCGTATGGATGAGCTAGACGGCACATATGAATTTAGTAATCTACTTGATGACATGAATAGGAGTGAGTGACTATGGCATATGAGTATGAGAACGATGTAATAAGTGAGTTAGAACAAATGGGTGTGGACTACGAAAGCAACGGATATTTTAATATGTCTATTGAAGTTGAAGAAGTCTACGCTAAAGCAAAAGCGTTTGATGAAATTTTAAATATAGATTTATCACAGCACGATGAAGAGTATGCAGACAATGTTATGAAAGTTGTTAATAAATATACGGAGGACAAATAAATGACCCAACCAAATGGACTTATCCAAATTGTTGACGCAAGATGTTACGAATTATTTAAAAACGGTATGAGTGAAGAAGAAATATCAGAGGATGTTGGCATACCTATAATTCGTATTAGAGAGGCGATAGAAAGAGAAGTGTTAAAAGGTAAAATTTTGAATAAAAAGGAGAATAACATGAATAACTTAATCAAACAAGTAGAACAATGGTCAATTGATAAAGGACTAGATAAAGGTAACAGTTTTACACAATACGCTAAATCTTCAGAAGAAATGGGAGAAGTTGCAGCAGCATTGTGTAGGAATGATATAGACGAACTTAGAGATGGTATAGGGGACGTTATTGTCACGTTAGTTATATTAGCTCAACAAAACAATATGACGTTATATGAGTGTTTAGAACAAGCATATGGAGAGATTAAAAATAGAACTGGAGTAATGAGTAAAGATGGATCGTTCATCAAAACCGAAGATTTATAAGGATAAGGGTGGCGAAAGTCACCCAGACATCCTAGAACGCATTAAGCAGATACTTAATAAGGAGGACGCACAATGAAACTACTAATCACATTATTACTAAGCACACTAGCATTATTCATATACGTTAAGCGTTCATATAAGTATGCTAGCGTGAACGATGAAGTGGAACCACCGATAGATTACGAATCAGATAAGTATAAAGAGAATGAAGTATGGTTTAGTGGAGTTGGTAGACATTGATATTTGGAATAATACTACTCGCAGTAATAGTCATTGCACTAATAATAAATGCAGTTAAGGATTAATTATTATAGAAGAAACACGTCACAACAATTTTAAAGGAGTTAATAACATGGTCAACCTACAAAATGATATCACACTTAAACATAACGTAGATATTACAATCACATACTTCGAGGACTTATACAAAGTGGATAAGCCACAACGTGTGAAAACGTCATATCAAGATTTTATCAGAGTACTATCTCAACCGAAAACTTTCGCATCAAAGGCAAGTGCTGGTGGTTTTGTAGGTGGTCCTGTTATAAACAGAAGGGAAAATGCGAATGTCCAGAATAGAACCCTTTTAACTTTTGATTTAGACGACTGTCCACCTCACTTTGATTTATATCAACACATGATAGACCATTTCGGTGTTGCGTTTGTCATGTACTCAAGTCATAGACATACAGAGCAAGCACCTAAATATAGACTTATCATACCTGTAACGGAACCAATACCTGCCGAGAAGTACAGACCATTACAAGAGAAGTTAATCACAGTCATTGGCTTTAAAAACAAAACATACACAGACAACCCAACAGATGATGATGTGTTAGTCGATAATGCTTCAACAGTGTTATCACAACATATGCATATGCCAACTGTACCAGATGATGGTAGTACTTATGTTTTCAAGTATCACGATGCACCAATATTAGATACGAACGTTGTACTTAAGTACGTGAACGATGTACCTAAAAAGCGTGGCAACTACACACCAAATGATACGAATCATTGGATAAGATTACTTGATGGTGTAGGAGACGGGGAACGGAACACAACAGCTACATCATTATGTGGTCATTTGCTAAGAAGGTACATTGATCCAGAACTTGTTTATAGTATTTTACTGATGTGGAATGAACGGAACAATCCACCATTAGACGAAAAAGAATTAAATAGAACATTTGACAGTATTATGAAGAAAGAAATCAGACGTAGAGAGCAACAATACAACTAATGGAAGGAGGACATAGCGTGACAATAGACCATACACTTATGGAGAAACTTAAAAACAATGCAATAGAAGAAAACATCAATGCATTTTTTGAAGATAAAAAATTCGCACACCATAAGTTTTCAAAATATATCACAAAGAAATACCATATCATCACGTTAGATAACACCTTACACATTTACCATGACGGTATTTATATACATGATGAACTAAAGATTAAGCAACATATTATCAATGAAATACCAACACTTAAACAAACACAGATAAGAGAAACGTTAGAGTACATTAGATTAATCGCACCTGTTAAGGACCATGCTTCACCTTTCTTTATTCCAGTTTTAAATGGCATATATGATTTTAACAGCCATACTTTAGTGCCACACTCGCCAGATATCGTCGTTACAGCTAAGTTCAACGCATCATATGAGCCTAAAATTACTTCAGATATCGTAGACCAAGCACTATTAACCATTGCAGATGATGATCTAGAAATTGTTCAACTGTTTACAGAGATATTTGGTTACCTATTATTTAAACAAAACTTCTTAGACAAGTCATTCCTTTTAGTTGGTAATGGTGGTAACGGTAAATCAACATTACTGAATATGATGGCTAACTTTGTAGGAGAAGAAAACGTATCGAGTGTTAGTTTACCAGGATTATCGGAACGATTTAACTTAGCAGAGTTACACAACAAATTATTAAACGCAGGCGATGATATACCAATACAATCAATTAAAGATGCATCAAACTTTAAGAAACTATCAACTGGGGAACGTATTACAGCAGAACGTAAAGGACAAGACCCGTTTCAGTTCCGTAACTATGCCAAACTTGTGTTCAGTGCGAATGCCATACCTAGATGGTTTGAGAATAGTAACGGCATATTCGATAGATTGGTTTTAGTACCATTGAACGCACAGTTAAGGAACAATCCTAAACGTGACCCATTCTTAGAACAGAAGGTTACAACAGATGAAGCAAGAAGTCACATATTAAACTTAGCCATCAAGGCACTAGGTCAACTATTACACAGACGTAAATTTACCATACCAGCAGTATCTAGTCAGAAGATGGAAGAGTTTAAAGAGGATAATGATCCGTTACTTGGTTTTCTATCTGAAGTTAATGTACATGAACGTGTCATAACTGAAGTATATGTTGACTACCAAAATTGGTGTGAGTTCGAGGGGTATAAATTCCCGTTAAGAAGAAAGGACTTCATCAATAAAATACTTGAAAATGGGTTTGAGAAGAAGAAATTCAGACATGATAATTACGAACATCCGCAATGGAGTTTTGTAAATAGCGTGATGAAAGATAAATAATTGTTCCATAATTAGTTAATGTTCCAAAAAATGTTCCAATAATTTTAAAAACTGGAACAACTTTTAACCCTAGAGCGGCAACGGTTAAAGATATACTGTTCCAACTGTTCCTATTTTTATAATTTATATAGTAAATAAATATATAAATAAATATATAAGAGTGTAGTAAAAAAAGTCGGAACGTCTGGAACGGGTACTCATGACGCTTACTGACTCTAAGGTTGAAGGTGTTCCGAAATGATTTTATTTTAGGAACAAAAGAGGAACAAAAAGGAACAGAACAGGAACAAGAAGGGGGAATATTAATGAAAGACATAAAAATAAACAAGAATAGAACTTACAGCATGATGGTTTGTGGATTGTATGAAGATATAGAAGATGATGTAAGTAAAAGTTTGGATGCTCTACTAGAATACGAAGATGCTGAAGATGTTGTAATACACGATATACAAATGAGCGTATCGACAATTGGTAGTGAGTCGTTTCCAATTGTGAGCATATTTTATTCTTTCAATAAAACTAAGGAGGATGAAGATGGCAAAGGTAGTTGACTTAAACAGAGAAGATATGAAAGTTCTTGAAGGGTATATCAAGAATGTAGACAAACTAAGAATGCGTTTAAGAGTAAGAAAACTAGAACTAATGGATAAACCTATTATAGATAATCCTGGTGGTGGTAAATCTAACTTGCCTAGTAGTCCTATTGAACGTGAGATCATACTATGTTTAAAGGATACCTACTATAATAACCTAGATAAAATAATCAAGGCAGTCGATATAATATATGACGGTGCAGATAAGGACGTGCAAGAAATCATGAGGCTAAAGTATTGGGAACCTAAACTAGGTATTGAAACGTGGGAAGAACTGGCTAAGCACTTACATTACTCTAAGACGAGTATACTAAGGGTAAGAGAACGATACTTAAAAGACTTAGCAAATAGAATAGACTTTGTTAATTCGGACTTTTAAGCTATATAAGTCCACATAAAAATAACTTATCATAGTAGTATAGAAAGATTGCAGATAACATTAAACCAAAACCAAACATTCTCCTTTTAAATAATCTTAACTGTTTATTTGTAATCTTTCATTCCTTATTAAAGGTGAAAGAAGTTGATCCGATGAAAACATTTCATTATATCTATTAAGCTTCTGAATTAAATAATCAAGATGAAGAACATTCAATATTAATTTATTGTTTGTTCTTTTTCTTTTGTGAAAGAAGTTGATTTGAATTGTCATTCATACAACCAAAGGTCAGACTTGGCAACAAGACGATGACACAAGACCAACTACAAGAGCAACGCAAACAGTCACATAAGGCATATAACGAGCAAGTAAGGTTTAAGCGTGATAAACGTACAAATGAGTTCTATCACTCGTCAGAATGGCGTAAAAGACGCAAACAAGTGCTTTTACGTGATAAGTACATGTGTCAGATGTGTTTGCAACGTGGTGTCATAACGAATAGAAGTTTAATTGTCCATCATAAGATTGAATTAAAGCAGGACTGGTCGAAAAGATTGGCGATGGATAATTTGGAAACGGTGTGCAGGGAGTGTCACAACAAAATTCACAAAATTTGAAAGGGGACTTCTTGAAACCCCCGTCGCTCTAAAGCTCGCGATTAATCGACCCACTCTCAATCGTGACCAAATTCCCAAAACGAATTATTTTAAATAGTAAAAATTACGAATTGGAGGTGTCAAAACATGGCAAGACCACGAAAATTGAACGCTACAAAAACAGGAAATCGAACTAAAGAGGAATTAGCAGATGCTGAATTAGTAGAAAACGGACTTGAACAGTTCGAGGCTATTAATTTAGATAAAGCGCCAAAAGATCTAACGGAAGATGCTAAAAAAGAGTGGTTGAGAGTTGTGCCATTGTTAGAACAACTACCAATCGCTGATTTAGACTATGACCGCATCAAACGATATTGCCAATTAGTTGCAATAGTAGATGAGGCATACAGACATATAGCAAAATATGGCGCAGTAAATGAAGATAATACTAAAAAGACTGCACAATTTATGGTCTATATGGACGGGTTAAAAGAGTTGAAATCAATATGTGGATCGCTAGGTATGACAATTGACTCACGTATGAGGTTAGTTGTACCAATTGAAAAGGACAAGGCTAAGTCAATCAATGATGAGTTTGGAATAGATGACGATGACTAAGATACCTAAAGCGTACATCGAATTATTTGATGTACCTGATGTGTATAAAGATGATGCTTACGAGTATTGTTTACTTGTCCTAACAGGAAAGTACATCACATGTAAAGAAACGAAACAAGCATGTGTTCGTCATTTAAAAGATTTAAAACGTATTGATGAAGATTTAGATTTTAATTACGTGTATAAACCGAAACGTGCATTAAAAGTAATGAAATTTGTTGAAGCACTACCAGATACTAAAGGAAAGTTTCATAAGTTAGGTCTATTTCAAAAGTTTATTATTGCTAGTGTACGCGGTTGGTTTACAGAAGATATAGATACATTGAGATTTAAGAAAGTAAATATCACAATGTCCAGAAAACAAGGTAAATCGATATTGGTTTCTGGCTTAGTCTTGTATTCGTTCTTATTTGACAGAGAACCTAAAGAAGGGCGTCAGATATTTTGTGCTGCAAATGACAAGAAACAGGCAAGTATCGTGTTCAATATGGTTGCTAAACAGATGCAATGGTTTGTGAGTAAACATACTGAAATCAAAAAAGATGTTAAGAAAGTAAGAGAAGAATTAAAGAACCTAAAAGACGACTCTTACGTTATGCCTTTATCACGAGATACTGGTGCTATTGATGGTTTTGAACCATTCTTAGCAGTTATTGACGAGTACCATGCAGCTAAAACGAATGAAATGGTTGAACTGATTGAATCTGGTCAAGGTAACTTGTTACAGTCATTAATCTTTATCATTTCAACTGCTGGCTTTAATTTGAATAGTCCATTGTATACAGAAGAATTGCCATACTCATATGAAATCTTAAACGGCGATTACCAAGACGATGAATACTTCACGATCATATACAAACAAGATAGCGAAGAAGAATGGCAAGATAAAACAACATGGGCAAAATCAAACCCGTTAATCAATGAGTCGTATGAGTTAAAAGAATTGCTCGAAGATTATTTGAGTAAACGTATTGCAGCTGGAACGAAGAAAAACACAATGTTCAAAGTATTGGTTAAGAACTTCAATTACTGGATGCAAGCGAGTGAAGAATCGTATCTAGACTTCAACGACTGGAAAAAGAATGAAACAGACTTCGATGTCAAAGGTACTAAAACATATATTGGTTTAGACTTATCCCGTTCTGACGATTTAACAGCAGTTTCCTTCGTTCATTTAGACGAGAATAAAAAACAATATTATGTTACTAGTCATTCATTTGTTGGTACTAAAGGTGGGTTACAAGCTAAATGTGAGCGTGACATGATTGACTATAACCAATTATCAAAAGATGGCTTCTGTACTATTACCGACTTACAAAGTGGTGTTATTAACAGTAACCAAGTGCTTGATTATATGGAACATTACATCTTAGATAACCAATTGAAAGTTCAAGCAATCTGTTATGACCCACACGCTATACATGGTTTCTTAGCTGAAATTGAACGTAGACGTTGGGGATATGAGTTAATTGAAATCAGACAAGGTTCACAAACGTTATCTAACCCAGTAATAGATTTCAGATTGAAAGTTATTGACGGGCAAATTAAGCACCATAAAAACCCGTTATTAGATATAGCAGTAAAAAATGCAGTTGCTAAAAATACAAACGATTCAGTCATGATTGAGAAAAAACTCAATAGAGAAAAAATAGATCCAATTATGAGTACAATCTTTGCTTATGTAATAGCAATGGAGTTCGTATGGGAACGAAAACGAGTGTTACCGATATTCAGATAAAGGAGGGTTTGATAATGAAACAGTGGCAAATAATATTGTTAGGTCTATTCATCATATTACTGATGTTCATAGGGCTATCATCAATCATATATGGTTTATATATTATCTGGTCACCTTTAGCTTACGTTATCGGTGGGCTTTTTATTATGGGCTTAGCATTAAGTATAAACAATGCGATACCAAGTCCTAAAGGTGGTGAAAAATAGATGGCGCTATTTGATTTAGGCTTTAACAGTAAAGAAAAGATACATGATGACTTGCAACGTATTATCTATATGGAAGAACACGGTTTACATGCTTCATATACAGGTATTAAGGCGTTGAAAAACAGTGATGTATTTACCGCAGTAAGTGTTATAGCGAGTGATATAGCAAGCACTAAATTACTAACAGAGGGTTATGAACGACATGAATTATTTGAAGAAGTGTTGAACTTATTCAATAGAAACCCACATGACGACTTAACGGGCTGGCATTTTAAGTTCATTATCATTGCTAACATGCTATTAAATGGCGAGGCATATGTAGAAATTGTACGTGATGAAAAAGGCGTACCGACCATGCTACATTTCTTGCACAACGAATTAGTGTCTATTGAAGAAGATAGCGATACGCATGAAATATTATATAACCTCACACAAGATTATGAGGGGAACAATGTAAAAGTGACGAGTGAAGATATCCTACACTTTAGATATATGACGTTGGATGGCTTTAAAGGTTATTCGCCTTTATACGCATTGGTAAATGAAATTGGTATATCACAAGGCTCAAAAGGTTTCTTGAAGAACTTCTTTAATAATGGAGGCACTTCAACAAACATACTTACGTTAAAAGACAGTGCTTTGTCACAAGAAGAACGTGATGAAATTAGTGATAGCTTTGCTAAGAGTATGGCACGTAATAATGGTGGTTTGATTACGTTAGATGACACGATGGACTTTAACCGTATTCAAATACCAACTGAAGCATTGAACTTCTTAAATAGCTATAAATTCAGCACACAGCAAGTCGCTAAGGCGTTTGGTTTACCTTTATCTAAGTTAGGTATCGAAACAGTTAATACGTCCGTTACACAGGCTAATATTGAGTATTTGCAGAGTACATTACATCCATTGTTTAGCATGATGATTGCAGAATTAGATTTGAAGATATTCAGACATATTAACCCTAACGTAGTAGTTAAACCAGATGTATCACGATTAATTGATAGTGATCCAGAAGTTAAACTTGAACGTATTAGTCGTTTAGTAAAAGATTCGATTATTGACATTAATGAGGCACGTGCAGCATTTAACTATGAACCGATTGAACATGGTGAGAATGTGCTTGTTGACCTTAACAAAATACCTTTATCCGCTTTGGACGAGTATCAACGGGATAAGATAAAGGGTGAAATAAACAACACTGTTCAAGGTGGTGATGAATATGACGAACAGTAACGTTGACGCTACTCAAGATATGGTAATAGAAGGCTATGCAATCATATTTAACTCATTGAGTGAAGATTTAGGAGGCTTTAAGGAAATCATCGCACCACAAGCGCTTAATGGCGTTGATATATCCGATGTAAAGTGTTTGATTAATCATGATTTTAATTATGTAATTGGTCGAACTAAAGCTGACACATTGGAGTTATCAGTGGACGAAAAAGGTTTGTATTTTAAATGCAAGCTACCTAACACTTCTTACGCACGAGATATCTATGAAAATATCAAAATGGGTAACGTTAATCAGTGTAGTTTCTTCTACACATTACCACCAAACGATGATACTGCTAGAACATGGTCAAATAAAGATGGTGATTACGTGCAAACCATAAATAAGATTGATGAATTAATCGAGGTTAGCGTTGTAACTATACCAGCTTATAAAGACACAGAGGTTACGGTAGGTCAACGTGACGCAGGGTTGAAAGAGTTCAAAGAAAAGCAACAACTACAAATAGCGTTAGATTTAGAAAGCCTGCGTTTGGAAACGTAAGGCTATTTTTTATGCGCAAATTTAAGGAGGAGGAATAAGTATGGCTTTAGAAAAAGCAGAAGAACTTAAAGCGCAGATGAAAGAGTTAATCGACAAAGCAAAAGACGCTTTAGCGAATAACGACGTCGAAGGTGCTAAGAAATTAAAAGCTGACATCGAAGAATCACGTAAGTTACTTGATGACTTAGAAAAGACGAATGACGAATTAGAAAAGTTAGAAAGTGGCTTAGGTTTTGATGATGAAGAAAAGCAAGAAGAACCAGCTGAAGAAACGCCAGTGACTGAAGAAGTGAAAGAAGAAGTTGCTGAAGAACCTAAACAAGAGGAAAAAGAACCTGTTGTCGAGGTTGAAGAAAAAGCAGTGCCAGAAAAAGAAGTCATTGTCGATAAAGATGATGAAGATGACAAAAAGAAAAAAGGGGCGAAAAGATCAATGGCAAAATTTTTAAATGAAAACCAAGAAACTAACGAAGCGGTACAAGGCTTTGCAGAATTTATCAAATCAAAAGGTGCTACTCGTGACAATGTTAAGTCTGACGATGTAGGCGTAACGATTCCAGAGGATATAAAATACGCACCAGAGAAAGAAGTTAATACAGTTCAAGACTTATCACAATATGTGACTAAAACGTCTGTAAACACTGCATCTGGTAAACACCCAATCTTAAAACGTGCTACTGCTAAATTCAACACAGTTGCAGAGTTAGAAGCAAACCCAGAACTTGCTAAACCAGAGTTCCAATCAATCGGGTGGGAAGTTCAAACTTATCGTGGTGCTATTCCAGTATCAGAAGAAGCAATCGCTGACAGTGCAGTGAACTTAACTTCAATCATTGCTGAAAACATTCAAGAACAAAAAGTAAACACTTTAAACGAAAAAATCGGTGCAGTATTAAAAACATTTACTGCTAAATCAGTAGCAAGCGTTGACGACTTAAAAGCAATCACTAACGTTGAGCTAGATCCAGGATATGACCGTCAAATCATCTGTACTCAATCGTTCTATCAAGGGTTAGATACATTGAAAGACGGTAATGGTCGTTACTTACTTCAAGATTCAATCATTAACACTGCTGGTAACAAAGTATTAGGTATGAACGTAACAGTTGTACGTGACGACTTATTAGGTGCTAATGGTGATGCAGTAGCGTTTATTGGCGATGTAAAACGTGGCGTATTCTTTGCTGACCGTTCTGACATGTCAGTTCAATGGCAAGAACATAACATCTATGGTCGTTACTTAATGGGTGCGTTCAGATTTGATGTTAAGAAAGCAGACGAAAATGCAGGGTTCTTTGTTACAGCTAATTTCCCAGCACCTAAGGAAGACGCTACACCAGAAGGATAAAAAAGGAGTGACTATAAATGGTTAAGTTTTTAGTCAAGAAAGAATTTAAAGATATCCATACAGGACAACTTTATAAAAAAGGTGAAGAACATGATTTCACTGTAAAAAGGGCTGACGAGATTGAACGAAATCTTGATGGCTCTTTTTTAGTACGCAAAAACGACAAAAAGAAAAAGTAGGTGTTAGCAATGTTTGAATTAACGATTGATAACATCAGACAGGCAATACGTGTTGACCATGATTATGACGATGATTACATCTCACAGTTATTATTGCCAGCATCAGAACAATATGTAAAAGGCGTTGTATCTAACGGACTAGATGATGACTTCTACAAAGATAATCTTAATTATCGTTTGTTGGTGTTAAATCACATTGGTCATCACTACGAAAATAGATCAACAACAACTCAATTCATAAAACATGATGTCCCTCAATCGTCACTTGCTTTATTGCAAAGATTGAGAGGTGAGTATGCTTTATGGAAATTGGAAAACTCAAACACCGATTAAAAGTATACAAGGTGACACGTAAGAAAGATGATGAAGGCTCTTACGAGAATGTGAAAGAAGTCATTGCTACTCCATATTGCGAAGTATCTAAGCACTCTATCAAAGAGTTTAAACAATTAGATTTATCGGCAAGACGAGAGCAAGTTTACTTCATTATTCGTTATCGTCAAAAAGCTACAATCACATCATCAATGTTTGTTGAGTTTAAAGGTGTAGATTACGAGATTAAAAATATTCAGCATGACCACCAAAACATGGAATACACCGTATTGGAGTGCGAGGTGGTCGAATGAGTAAGTTTGATTCAGACAAAGATATTCAAGACGCTATATACAAACTACTTGCTAAGAGCGAACGTGAAGCGAAAAAAGCTGTCACACAAGCGGCAAACGTATATGAGGCTACATTGGTATCTAATACACCTAAAGACACAGGAAAGGCTGTATCAACTACTAAGCAGTCTAATTTCAAGAGTGGTAACACAATACCCACAAAAGAAGTTGGTTACGGAAGTTGGTACATTCATTTTCCTAACGTAGGAACAAAAGTAAAAGGAACGGTAAGACAGCCACCACAACATTTCCAAGAGAAATCAATATTACAGGCAAAAGATCCGATATTAAATATATATAAACAGGCATTAAGGAGGGCGCTAAAATGACAAAACATCCAATCGTAAGAATTTATGAATATTTAAACGACTTCAACAATTTAACAGAGGCGTTAAATAATATACGCAAAACCAATACAGATGAATCGTTAATATTCACTTTTGAAATTCCAGAAGATTATTACAAGTCATCATCAGCGCCTTTTATCCGTATAACGCCGATTTATCTAAAAGAGAATATTTGGTCAGATAACGATAGTGAAAACTATCGTTTTAATTTTGCCATTGAAACTTTTGCGAAACGTATAAGTGACGCTTACCAAATAAGTGAACTCATTATCAAACGACTTAAAGAAATAAACGGTATCTGTTACTCACAAGATTTAGGTAAAGACACTGAATTTAATTTATACAATAACGAACTAAAGTTCGAAATTACATTAGAAAAGGGGCAATAAATTATGGCTAAGAAAAAAGCAGTAATCGGTTGTGAAGATTTTAAAATCACAGTACAAGAAGGTAACGGTGTAGAAAAAGGAAAGTTATTCCCTATTCCAGGTTTACAAGAAGTCGGTTTAGAACTTGAATCAGAACAAGGTAAAATCTTTGCTGACAACGAAACAGCATTAATCTTAAACAGTGGTGTAACTGGCGCAACTGTTACAGGTAACTTTGTTGAGTTATCAAGTGAAGAACGTGCAGAATTATTAGGTGTATCTATCGAAGATGGCATGGAAGTTTACAAGAAAGATCTTGTGCCTCCATATGTATCAGCATCATGGAAGTATCGTTGTAATGACGGTTCATTTATCTATATGGGTGCTACTCGTGGTAACTTCGGTTTACCAAGTTCATCAGCAGCTACATTAGAAGATGGCGCACCAGAACATCAAGACCAAGTGGAATTAGAAGGTACATTTATTCCTCGTGAGGATGGTGTGGTATTCGTAAGAGTACATGACAAATCAGAAAACTTTAGCGAAGAAAAATTCATGGAATTAATTCATGGAGTATCTGAAACTGAAACAGTACCAGAAGGTTAATTTGTGAGGGGCTATAAGTCCCTCTTTTTTATTTATGCGCATATATAAAAAATATTGGAGGAACATTACATGTTAAAAATTAGTATTGAAATCAACGGTAAAGAACAAGAATTTGTACAAAATAAAAGGTTATACAAAGCGTTAAAAAAGATTGCTGAAATGAGAGATAAAGTTCAACAAGCTGAAGAAGGAAAATTGGATATTAACTCATCTGAAATTGTTGATGAAATGTACATGATCGTAGTAGAAATTTTTAATAACCAATTCACTTTTGACGAACTAACAAACGGTTCAGATTACGGTGATGTGGTCGATTTAATTGAGAAATTTGAAACAATGGGAAAGACGAAGACGCCAGCGAAACGACAAACAAAACAACCAAGCAAATAGTCGATGATATATACATGGTTTATCAAGATTTAATGAAGAATCATGGATATAAATACGAAGATGTCGAAAATCTCGATATAGATGGTTTTCTTAAAGTTTGGAACGCAAATAACACTAAAGGCAAAATTAAGAAAGCTAAATCTGGTGAATTATCTCCAGAACAAATGCTTGCAATGTTTTAAAAAGATTGTGAGGTGAGAAAATGGCTAATAATATAGCAAATTTAGGCGTACAGGTATCAATGGACTTAGACCCATTAAAACAGAGTACAGCTACGCTTAAAAGTATGCTAACAAGTAACAATAAAGCTTTAAAAAACCATGAACGAGCGTTTAAAGATAGTTCTATGGGTGCTAAAGATTTAGCTGATAGAGAAAAAGTATTAAGCAAACAAATAGAAACTTCAGCACAGTATGTCGAGAAGAAAAAAGAAGAATTAGACAACTTAAAAACTTCAATAGGCGATGTAAATAAAGCTACTGATAAGCAAAAAAAGCAATTACTTAATGCTAACAGTGCGTTATCTACTGCTCAACATGAATTAAGTGGTTATCGTAACCAGTTATCTAGTGTGCAATCAAAACAAGCTAATATGTCGCGTAGTACAACTGATTTACAGAGTGAATTGCGTGATTTACAACTTACTACTAAGATGACTGCATCTGAACAACGTAAATCTGGAGATGCAGCGGGTGCTTTAGAAACTGAATATAAAGGTTTAGGTCGTCAAACACAACTTTATAACACGATCATAGCAAAAGAGAAAGACAAACTAGCAGAATTGCGTAAAACTAAAGGTGACGATGCTAGAGAAACGCAAAATCAAGAACGCAATGTGTCTAAGTTGATGAAAGAACAAGGCAGCTTAATCACGCAACAAGATAAAGTGGCTAACAGTCTGGAAGATATGAACAATAAATCTAAACAGACTGGTAAAGGCTTTAATGATATGTGGGCAGTGTTCAAAGGCTCATTCTTAGCGCAAGGCGTTATGAGAATACTTGATAGCGTAATTGGTAAGTTTAAAGAGTTGTTCAGTGGCGCTATTTTACGTGTGGATAAAATTGATAGTGCAACAAAAGCCTTAACTACGCTTACAGGTTCATCTGATGGCGCAGCTAAAGCTATGAAGGCAGTAGAACGTGTAATCGAAGGTACACCGATCGCAATGGACGCTATGACTAATAGTGTTAAAGGGTTAGTTGCATCTGGTATGGAAATTAAAGATGTTGAAGGCGTTTTACGAGCAACGACTGACGCTGCATATGGTCTAGGTGATGGAGAACAGTCAATCGACCAAATAGTCGGTGCTTTTAAAGGGTTACAAGCAAGTGGTACAGCGTCTTTAGAAGATTTAAATAGATTAGTAGATGCCAACATACCAGCTATTAAAATACTAGCCAATCAGTACGGCGTGTCTGTTACGGATATGAAGAAACAAATATCTGACGGTCAAATTAAATCATCTGATGCTATCAGAAAATTAGTTGAAGGTATGGAAGAAGGAACTAAAGGAAGTGCAGGCGCTACACAGGCTTTAAAAGGACAAGCAAAGACAGCAGGTGACACGATACAAGGTTCATTTAACAATATGAACACTGCCATTATCAAAACTATGACGTCAGCGATAAACCCGTTTAAAGACGATGTTATCAACATGTTTAAAGGTATGACTTCAAGTTTAAAATCGGCAGGAAAAGTGATCGAGCCATTTCTCGAAGGGTTAGCAAACAAAATTAAAACGTTAAACCCTAATATCAAGATAGGCGCTGCTATATTTGCTGGTTTAGGAGTTGCAGCTGGAGTTGCAGCAGTGGCAGTTGGTGCTTTAGCAGCAGCATTTTCATTCTTAATGTCACCAGCAGCTTTAATAGCAGGTGCAGTTGCAGCAATAGGAACTGGTTTTGTAATAGCTTATACTAAATCGGAAACGTTTCGAAATGTAGTTAATAATGTGTTTAAATCAGTAGCGGGTGCTGTACAGCCAGCCATTCAAGCAGTTAAAGGCTTTTTCCAACTGTTCAAAGGTAACGGTCAAGATGGTGTTATCACATTATCAAAGATATTCCCACCTAATTTAGTTGTCGGGATAACTAATACTGTTAATGTGATTAAACGTACAGTTATGCAAGTTTTTACAGCAGTAAGCACGTTTGGTCAACAAATAGGCTCTTATTTGAGGACATTCTGGAATCAAAATGGCGCTATGATTATGCAAGCAGTTAGAAATATAGGTAATGCTATAAAATTCGTAATGACTAAGGTAATTTGGCCAATCATGAAATTTATCTGGCCAGCAGTACGATATCTGATTGTTTCAACATGGTCTGCCATAAAAGGTACGATTTCAGGCGCACTAAAAGTGATAACTGGCGTCATTAAAGTTTTCGCTGCTTTATTCACTGGTAACTGGAAAGCTTTATGGTCGGGAATTAAACAAATCGCAAAAGGTGCAATGCAGTTTTTATTCAACGCTGCACAATTATGGTTTGTTGGTAGAATATTCGGCGTAGGTAAATTATTTAGTAAATTGTTTGGCGGCAAATTACTAGCAATGTGGAAATCGATAAGTGGTTTCTTTACTAAATATGGCAGTAAAATTTGGAAAACAACATCAACATTCTTTACTCGAATTTATAATTCGGTTAAAAGCATTTTCACTTCTACGAAAAACTTCATTTCTACAACATGGAATTTAATTGCTAAAATACTGGCTAATACAGTAGGAAGAATATTCAAAAATACTACTGCAAAATTCACTGCTTTATCCAACAAAGTGAAATCTACAATTACTGGATTGAAGAACGGTTTGATTGATAGGTTTACATCTATCAAGAAAAACCTAACTAATTTAGCTGAAGGTGCTAGGTCGGCAGTTACAGGTAAATTTAAAAACATGCACGACAAAGCTACTGAATGGATAGGTAAAATTAAGTCATTCATGTCTAAAGCAAAAGACGGTTTCAAAAAGACTGCGTTATCTTTAGGTAAAGCAGCTGCTAATGGTGCTATTAACGGTTTGAACCTAATGATAGGTGGCATTAATAAGATTTCAAAGGCTATCACTGATAAAAACTTAATTAAAGAAATCAAGCCATTACACACTGGCACGAATGGTCCAATTAGTTCACCAACAACTGCGATCGTGAATGATAAAGGTGTAGGTAATGGTGCAGGTCCAAATGGTCATCAAGAGTTAATCGCTAAAAAAGACGGATCACTACATGCGCCAGTTGGTAAAAATGTATTAGTTGGACTTGAAAAAGGCGATTCTGTTATCAATGGTCGCCACACACAAGATTTGATGAAATCTGGTATCATACCTAAATTTAAAAAGGGTAAAAACTCTAAGAATGTATATGAACAATTAAAAAGTGGTGTAGGTACTGGGATTAAGAAAACTGGCGAAACTTTAGAAGATGGTTATCATTCTGCTAAAAAAGGTGTATCAGACGCCAAAGATTATGTAACTGAAAAAGGTGCAGAAGGTTTCGAGAAAGTAAAAGATGGTGCATCTTGGCTTGGTGATAAAATCGGTGATGTTTGGGACTATGTCAAAAATCCTAAAAAGTTAGTAGATAAAATGTTGGGTGGCATCAGTTTCGGTGGTAAGAAAGCTAATGCGACTATGCGTTTAGCTGGTGGCGCTTTTAAGAAATTAAAAAATTCTTTTGTTGATAAAGTTAAATCTATGTTCTCTGAAGCTGAAGGTGGCGATGGAGATGCTGGTTGGTTACTTAAACATAAGATATTACAATACTTCGGTCGCTACACTGGCGGACTAATGTTCAACGGAGGACGTCACTACGGCATTGACTTTGCGATGCCAACTGGTACACCAATCAAAGCATTAACTGACGGTAAGATATCACAGGCTGGTTGGGTTAATGGTGGTGGTGGTAACCAAGTAACACTTGACGAACCAGGTGGTAAGTTCTTCCAGTGGTACATGCACATGAAAAATGGTGGCGTGAAAGTTAAGAAAGGTCAAAAAGTTAAAGCTGGTGATTTACTAGGTTATTCAGGTAGCACTGGTAACTCGACAACACCTCACTTACACATTCAACGTATGAAAGGTTATCCTTCAAATGAAACTGCAATGAGCGATGTTTTAAGTTGGTTAAAAGGTTTAGGTAGTGGCGGAAACAAAGCAGCAAGCAAGTGGAAACCAGAGATATTAAAAGCTGCCAAACGTATGAAAGTAAATCTTACTGGTGGCGAGTTAAAAGGTATCATTGCTCAAATTCAACGTGAATCAAATGGTAACGCTGGCATAACACAAGATCCACGTTTGAAAGACGGTAACTCAGGTGCTAATTTAGCTAAAGGTTTACTACAATACGTGCCTTCTACATTTAAAGCGTATGCAGTTAAAGGTCACAATAATATCAAGTCTGGTTACGACCAATTATTAGCTTTCTTCAATAATAGTAACTGGCGTAGGGACTTACCTTATGGTAAATCTGGTTGGGGTCCAAGTGGTTCAAGATGTTTTGCAAAAGGAACTAACTTTGCACCAAGAGGCCTAGCGCAAGTATTTGAAAAAGGTGGCGAAATCATCAACTTTAGAGGTGGCGAACAAGTTATCCCTAATGATGTATCAATTTCAGCTATCAAATCTGTAATTCAAAGTGATATCTTCAATAAAACACAGTCAGCAGTTTATAACGCCATTTCTGAATATGCAGATGCTTTGAGAGAGAAAGAACAAGCTAAGTATCAAGCTATGATGCAACAACAAGTTGATACGCAAACACTTCAAGAACAAAACAGTATATTGAAAGAAATGTTATACACTATGCAAGATTTAGTGATGTCTAGTAGAAATAATGAGAAGTGGAACGCTCAAACTGCTAATAAAAGTAATGAAATCAACTTAGATAGAACAGAAAGATTATTTAGCAATAGACAGGGAAAACGTTCTCGTGATACTTCATACACTTTAGGAGGTGGTCTAGCGTAATGAAAAAATGGGTTAAAATGATAACGAATGAAGGAACGACTAATCTAACAGATATCGAAGGGTTAATGTACTTAGATTTTAAAGAAGAAGATGTTGAAACAGTATCAAATGAACTTACCATACAAGGAACTGATGGTTTATTGCTAGGCAATAGTACATTTGGTCCATTCAACTTAGTATTAAGGTTTGTATATTCTGGTGTAGATGTGTCTGATTATCATTTATTAAAAGCAAAATTAAGGGGTATGCTTTACACGCGTACTCCTTTTTATATTGTTCATTCTGATATGCCAGGTAAGAAGTATGCAGTAATCACAGACAGTACAGCAGTCGAGGATGTGTACGGACGGAATGGCACTTTCGAAATAACTTTTACGGTATACAAAGGTTACTCCGAATCATTATACGACACAGATAATTACAACCTATCAGATGGGCTATGGCAATTTGAAAGTGGTGTATTACCTGATTCGTCTATTAGTTATGAACATACACGTCAAAGGTTTGATATATTAAATGGTTCAAATGACACGATTAACCCAAGATTAAGACATAAACTCAAAATATATATGAGATTAGATGCGCCAAATGGTTTTAAATTAATTAACACAACAACAGGCGACATTTTCCATTATAAAGTTGCTTTAGATAGTAATGATCGTTTACTTCTTGATGGTGCATATCCGTATTTATTACATGACTTACAAGACAAACGGTGTGGACGTAATACTAATCATGGTATTATCACCTTAGCGCCTGGTATTAATAAATTTGAAATATGGGGAAATGTAAGCAATACACAAACTAAATTCACATTCCCTTTCATTTATCGTTAGGAGTGTGGCGCTATGAACAATGTTGATTTAATCGTCACAGATATTAATAATAAAATTTCAGAGTTACTTTTAGATTTTGCTTATGACACATTTAAGTATGAATATGTAAGAAATTCAACACGCAGTATTAATTTTATAGCTTATATGGCAAACCATAATGTTGATGTATATAACATGTTACAAAATGAATCTTATATTGAGTACAATGGTCAAAAATATGTCATTAAAGATACTGATCCAAAAATGATTGGTAATATTCATTCTAATGAAATTACTGCACACCATATAATGTTTGAATTCCAAAACCATTTTATCGGCAAAGATTTAGTAAGTGAGGAATTAAATAGTGATACGACAGATGAAGATGTTGAAACAAAGTACACGTTAAGTCAATTTTTAGATTATGGCTTTAAAAATAATGTATTAGGTTACACATATGAAATTGTCGGTTCTTTTCCTGAGGCTAAAACAATTGAAGATATTGGTGGTAAAAATGGCATTGAACATTTAAATGAAGGTGCAGAGATTTTTGGATATATTTACTTTGCAGACAATAAAAAGATATATATTTACGATGAAGACAGCTTTTATAAACAATCTGATGTAGTTATCAGACATTTATACAATACTGATGAAACAAGTGTATCCATCAATACGAACGACTTGAAAACACGTATTAGAGGTTTTGGCAAAAAGAAAACAAAGACAGAAACAAAGAATTATTCTCCAATCAAACCTCCAGATTTAACTTATAACGGGGAATTTATAAAAGAAGGCACATGGCGTACCGAACAAATTGGTGCGTCTTTTTCATGTAACGTAAAGTGCAAATGGGGTAACGAAACCATTACATTTAAACTTAAAAAAATGTTACGTGGTGGCATTATGACATTGTATTTAGACGGTAACAAAATTGGCGAGTATTCTTGTTACAGTCGAACAGCAACGTCTGAAAATATCATATTAGGCACACGATTATCTAAAGGTAATCATACCGTTAAAGCAGTCTTTAAAGGTCCTGATCCAGATGTGAATTATGGAAAATACAAACCTATTATGTATGTTGGAACGAGAACAGCAAAAGTTGTAGACACAACGGCTGTGTTAAAAGGAACAGATGTCTATCATGCAGTTGAAACATACACATCGCCTAACGCTAAAGTATTTGGCATACGTGAGGCAGCAGAATATACAAACGACAAAGTATTGGATAGCAGCACGTTAATTGAAGAACTCAAAGCACAATTACAGGATGAACCTTTAGTTGAACTATCTACGAATTATATAGACACCGAAACAATTGATGAACGAGATTCAATTTGGTTTATTCATGAAATTATGCAGTTCGACACAGAATTAAAAGTTGTGAGTTTAACAAAACAACATCCTTATATGAATGCGCCAGATGAAATAGGGTTCAGTAATAATCGAAATGACATTATTCAAATTCAACAGAACATTAATAATAAAATAAAAAATGTAAACAAAGCATTAGATAGAAGTAGGGTTAATAATTTAAACAACCAATCATCTGACGACTACGAAATTGTTGGGAGTGTGTTAATCGATGGCTAAAGAAGTTGATATAGTACGTTGGCGTTTTAATGGACAAGATGCTTTTCCTCAAACACACGCAGAAGGTGTAGTAGATTTAGATGAATATATTGATAATTACATTTCAGGTGATGATACCGGTTGGTTACTGATTGATACAGGTAACATGAATAAATCAAGTAACTTTATACATGGTTTTGATAGCTCGTACAGGGTAAAAAACGGAGTGTTAATCATTAGGTTGAACGTTCAAAATGTAACGGACGACAGTGTAATTAAACTTCCACCTCAACTTATGAGGTACCCACAAGAAGTGATGGCTAATACAAGTAAGTTACCTATACAAATTAACATACAAGTAGACGGGAACATTTATTTTAATATAACTAAATATAACGAAGATTGGAGTTCTGATGACTATGTTTATCAAGAACTCTATTTTTATGCAGATTAATGGAGGTGCATTAAATGAAGTCAATGAGGTTAACCAAAGATTTAAGTAATAAATTAGATCAAAATTACAGACGACAGAATATTGGAAACTACAAAACAATTGAAAATGCCATTAATGATATTCATAACTACGCTCGTAAACATAAAAACGAAGAAAAGAACGCACACTCAGCTAAACAAATACAATATAAAAACACAGATGTTGAAACGATAATTAATCATTATTTAAATAGATACAAAAACATCGTAATTAGTTCAAGTGGCGAAGGAAAAGAAGAAGTGAGGGATAGTCGCACATCACTAGACGGAGAAAATCACGAGTTACTAGCAGAACGTTTGCTACACGATTTCTTACAAATCAAACAAGAAATAGATACAGTAGATAAGAAGTTTGTTGAAATAAACTTTGACACTTATTCCCCAGATAAAACAGGGCAATTGCCAATGGGCGATTTACTACAAAAAGCATTGGATGATATAGGAAAATCAGAAGCAGGTACTTTATATATTAAGAATGGTACTTACTTAATCAACAGACGTTTATATATACCTCCTAATACAACAATCAAAATGGAAAGTAACACAGTTCTCTTGCGTGGTCACGCTGGAGGTTTTTTTGATAATGGAGACCCTAAAGCTAATACAAGTGGTTATGATGGTCCAGGTAACATTCACGTTGTTGGTGGAACGTTAGATAATAACTATGAAGAAATAGGTAAATATCCAACTAAACAAGTGAATATGATTAACTTACGCCATGCAGATAACGTGACATTTACTGATGTTACGTTTAGAAATAGTATTTCTAACCATGTGTTTGATGTGAATGGTACACGAAACCTTAAAATTTTAAACTGTACATTCGAAGGGTATATCAATTTAAATGGCAAACCTAAAGCAGAATCAGAAGCAATTCAGTTGTCCGAATATATTCCAGGTGGAATTGATGGAGGCATCGTTGACGGTACACCAACACGTGATGTCGTTATTCAAAATTGTAAGTTTAAACGTTCTGATCAACTAGGTGGTTTTGATGTCTGTATCGGAAACCATATCACAGCACACAATATTTTTAATGAAAATATCGAAGTGAACAATAACACATTTGAAGATTGTAACATCGGTGTTCGTCCATATAAATGGAATATCGTGAATATTACAGACAATATTTTCAATAGAAATGAAGATTGTATCAGAATTTCAGCAGTTGGTGGTAACTATGGTAGTGCGTCAGACATAAATGGTGTACCTAGTGGACGTTCACAAGCTGGTAATTTATATACAATCAGAGGTAATACATTTAGAAATTATAAGAATGTCGCTGTTGGTGGATACGGTCAAGAGTACGAAGATAGTAGAGGATATGTTGGGAATGTGCATATTAAGGACAATACATTCTTATGCGATAACAATGACAAAGGTATTAACATAGACATCGTATTATGTAGAAACGTTCATATTAAAGATAATTCAATGGAATATGCAAGACGTGGTGTTCAAATTAAAGCATGTCACAATATTTACATTGATAAGAACCATATTGAACATATGAAAACAGAAGGTATATATATCGTTGTTTCAACATATACTGGTTACGCTATGCAAACAAGACACTTACACATCACAAATAATACGATTAATACAACAGGACGTAATGGTTATTATCTACAAAATGTTCAAAATTTATATGTGTTATCGAATAGTATTTCTAACACAAATGATGCTCAAGAAGGTGGCTCGTTACGTGGCGGTATTTATATGAACAAAGTAACTGACGCAAGAATTGAACATAATGATGTTTGGGGTACTAAAAAAGATTTTGTTATTCGTGGTTCAGATTTAACAGGTATTGTCGTATTTAATAATGGTGGAGAAGGCGATGTTAAGTTATGGGGTAATAACGCAGTTGTTGGATATTATAACGTTGCATCTGATGACAAAGTATATAGATATGACACGAAAGCGAGGGGATGATTAAATGGTTAACTTTGATGCTGCACCAAACAAAACAGCAACAATAAGATTAGATACAAATGCAAAATTAGAGTCACGTTCAACTTTGAATGTGGCTTTTTCTACTGCTGATCAAGATACAGCAATATTAAAATTTATTGTGACCCAAGATAATCAACCATTGTTATTAGGAGATGCGAACATTGAAAGTAATATCTATTTAAAACATTCAAATGGTTCACATATTAGTCATCCGTTAACGATTACTGATGGTTTAAATGGGGAACTAGCGTTTCAATTACCTAATGACTTTGGGAAAATACCAGGTCAAGTAACAGCCCAAGTATATGTAGCGAGAAAAGGTGAGAAACAAGCAATCGTTGCTGAGCGTATATTTAGTTTTACAATTCAAGAATCACTAGCATGGGAATTTGACGCAGAAACAAAACTAGCATACATCATTGAATTTAATGAGTTACGAGAACTTATTTTGAATAGACAAAAAGATATAGAGGATGCAATGGCTAATGCAGAAGATTATGTAACACAGTTAGAACAAGCAAGAGAAAAAGGTTTAACTGACATTGAAATTGCTAAAACAAATAGTTTAGAAGAGTTGAACAATTTAGCCGATACAAGACTTCAAGAAATTGAAACTACAGGTACACAATACGTGAACGATTTAACAACTGTTCGAGATGGTATAGATGACAAAATAAACCAATTCAATACTGATGTTAGTGCTGGTGGATATGTCAAAGATACCAATACAACAAATTGGCAAAAATCAAAAATGATTGCTGATGATGGAATGGTACTAACAATTGATACGATTGATTTCAATAACATTGATGCTAAGATTAATAAATCTGGTTTCTATTATGCAAAAAGCATCACAAACGGACCTTTAGGTGATTATCAAAAAGAAGGTAACATTACTTTATTAAAATACTCAAACAATAAAGACCGTTTAACATTTCAACCACGAGGTACTCATAAAATATTTACAAAGTATAAAACAGGGGAAAATAACGTATGGTCTGAATGGTATGATCTGACTTACAATATGGAAACAACAGAAGGCTCTCAAACTAAAGCTACACAAGCCTTGATGGACGCTAAAACTTATATTGATGAACAAGTATATGATACAGGTTGGCAACCACTTACTGTTATGAGTAACGTGAGTAAGCACGATAGTGCTGGTGCAAGTATGTACCGTGTCATTAATAATATTTGTGAAATTAGGTTTAATATCGGTATAGACACATGGATAAACCAACTACCAATAATCCAACCACCTACAAATGCTAAACCAACTTCTTCATTTAGTTTTTTAGCAAGAACTACAGGTAGTACAGGGAAGAACCCAGCTATTATAAGTTATGATTCAGCTAAAGGTTATTTCAAAGTGTGGACAAACGGTGACAATACAATTAACAGTGGCGATTACATTTATGGTCATGTTGTATATATGGTTGGGGGGAGTTTAAATGTTTAAACAAGTATTCGATTATAGTGGCAATCCTTATATTTTAAGAGTCGATAATAATGATGAAATATTAGAAAGTGAAAAAGAGAAACATAACTTATACAAGTACACAGACATTATGCCACCAGCTAATCTATATCCACCACGTTATTTTAACGGTGTTGAATGGACAGGTAGTACACAAAATGAGTTTGAAGATAACAACCAACCACCTGTTATTGTACCTGATGAAATGCAAATGATCATTGCGAACTTACAAATGCAAGTCATTCAGAGTGAGGCGAAAGTAACAGCTTTAGAAAATAAATACGATGAATTAGAAACTATCGTAAATGACATCAAAGGAAGTGTTGAATAATGTGGACACTATTCGATAATCTTAAATACTTGTACAGTGTGAACGCTTATACTAATGAAGATATTGCAAAATGTGTTGAATACGGGGCAATCACTAAAGAACAATACGAAGAAATTACAGGAGATAAATATCCTGAATAAATCACAAGGCACTTACTTCGGTAAGTGTCTTTTTTATATAAATAAATTACAGAGAGTGGGTGTCGTATGAATGGAAAAGAAGGACTAAAAATAGAAGGTATCATTTCAAGTCTCTGTTTATTTGGCTTTGGTCTTTTGACTGGTGAAAGAGGTATGTTTTGGATAGTAGAAAGCGATACAGTCATAAAAGACTCTGAGTTGTATTTATCTTTACACCAAATTATGCCCTTAAGTATTTGGGGAATATTCTTCTTTTTAGGTGGCGTGTGTTTAATGTTAGGTAGCGTATTTCTACCAAGTATTAATCATTCTAAAAAAGCTGCAATATTCATTATGATAGGTGGTTTGATATCATCTATTTTTTACTTCATTATGTCAACGGTTGGTGTGTATAATTCTTTAAATTGGTTATCATGGGTTCAATATCTAACATTCTGGGCTTTAACAGCTATTCTTACTTTTGTAGGAGGTAGTTATTTATGGCAGAAGAAGTAGATAAATACGTCTTACGTCATGAGTGGGAACATTCAAGAGGTAAAATACACCAACGCATAAATGAAGTAGATCAAAAACATGATGATAAATACCACAATTTAGAAATCGCAATTGTGTCGATGACAGAAGTAAATAAGCAGATGGTTGAAGGTAACAAAGATATTAAAACAGAACTTGTTAAATTAAATAGCACAATGTCTACACAGAATGACGAGATAAAAGATATCAAGTATAAAACCGAAAAGAACACCGAAGATATCGAAGAAAACAAAGAAGAATTGAAAATATATAAAGAAGAAGTTAAGAAAAGGCAAAAGGACAATATTACGCTTTTTAAATGGTTCATAGGACTATTAATGGGTGGTGGTGGTTTAGTACCATTCATCGGACTATTCTTTAAATAATAAGGAGGATAACTAATGAAAATTAACTGGAAAGTTAGAATTAAACAAAAATCATTCTGGGTAGCCATTATATCGGCTATCCTTTTGTTTGCTCAACAAGTGTCGGGTGCATTTGATTACGACATCACAGTATACACTGACCAAATAACAAACATTGTTAACAGTGTATTAGGTGTGTTGGTGTTACTAGGTGTGGTGCAAGACCCTACTACAAAAGGCATAAATGACTCAACAAAAGCACAACAGTATAACGAACCAAAATAAGTCGGCTAAATAGTCGGCTTTTTATGATGACTTGGTTATGACAGTGCAGTTATAGCCGAGAATAAAATTAAAGGAGAGATTTATAATGAAAGATATTTATTCAAAACACATTCAAGGTAGTAAATTAACAGGTAAAAAAGCGAGTATAGCAGGTATTGTTATTCACAATGATTATGGTTCAATGACACCTAATCAGTATTTACCATGGTTATATACGAGAGAACAAAACGGAACGCATGTTAATGGGTGGGCTTCAGTTTATGTAAATAAAGATGAAACACTTTGGTATCACCCAACAGATTATGTAGAATGGCATTGTGGTAATAACTGGGCTAACAGTAATCTGATCGGGTTCGAAGTTTGTCAATCACATCCAGCAGCAGGTTTAACTGATGCCCAATTCAAATTAAATGAAGAGGCGACATTTAAAGTAGCAGCAGCCGTTATGAAGTCTTATGGCTTACCAGTCAATCGCACGACAGTTAATCTTCATAGACAGTATTTCGGCACATCTTGTCCTCATCGTTCTTGGGATATGCATGTAGGAAAAAACGCACCAGATACGTTAGATAATCGTAATAAGTTAAAAGATTACTTTATTTCTCGTATTAAACATTATTACAACGGTGGTAAAAAAACAACATGGAAATGGTCTGGTAAAGCAACAGCTAAAAAAGGTGTATCACCAATCGCAGCTAAGAAAAAACCAGGTTTAAACGAACCGGCATTAGCACCAGCAAATAATATATTAGCAGGTCAATATATCAACTTCTTCTCAGTAACTAAAAAAGATGGTTACTGGTGGGCAGAATTTGAATATCCAACTAATCCTAAAGCTGGACGTTTCTACTGTGCATTGGGACCTATTACACACAAAGATGAGAAGTTAGAAAAAGAAACAAAATTATGGTTTAACTTGAAGATTACTAGCAAGAAATAGGTGTGATATAATTTTTAAGAGAAGCATAAAATGCTTCTCTTAATTTTATTAAAAGGAGAAGAGTTAAGTGAAATCTAAAATATTCAGTTTTATATTTGTTATTTTATTATCGTCTTCAACGTTATTTGAAGTAAGTGCAGCAGAAATTCCTGTGCAAAATAATGATAATAGTAATTTGAGTGCTAGATCTTATGTAGATACATATGCAAGTGGAACATCAAAAACTAAAAATCAAGCTATAGGTTATATAAATTCTTTAGAGGGTAAAGGTTGGGATTTTGATGGATACTATGGATGGCAATGCTTTGATTTAGTAAACTATTATTGGAATTATTTATATGGTCATGGGTTAAAAGGTGCTTATGCAAAGGATATACCTTTTGAAAATAATTTTAATGGTGAGGCAACTGTATATAAAAATACGCCAAGTTTTATTGCACAGCCAGGTGACTTAGTAGTTTTTAATAGTAATTATGGTCAAGGAGCAGGTCATACTTCAATTGTAACGAATGGTAATATTGATGGTAATTTAATGCAGTTCCAAAGCTTAGATCAAAACTGGTATGGTGGAGGACTAAACAAATCTGAAGTAGCCCAAAGAGTCAATCATAACTATGATACAGAAATGTGGTTTATTAGACCGACGTTTAATAATAATTCGACAAGTGGTTGGCAACAAAACCAATATGGTACTTGGTATAAATCAGAGTCAGCAAGATTTACATCTAACACTTCAATTATTAAGAGATATGATGGTCCTTTTAGAAGTATGCCACAGGCTGGGAGTATTACTTCAGGTCAATCTGTAAGGTATGATGAAGTATGTTTACAAGATGGGCATGTTTGGATAGGTTATACAGATAGTAAAGGCAAACGTACTTATATCCCAATAAGAACATGGAACGGTGTAAATCCACCAAATCATGGAGTTGGTTCATTATGGGGTCATATTAAATAGAACTTTATGTTAGACTAATTATATAATTAATTACTTAATTACTGCCTGAAACTTCAAATGATGAGCCTTCCTTGAGTGGTGGGCTCTTTATGTTTGTTAGTATATTAGTAGTAATTTGCTAGTAAAAATCCTATATATGCCTTATATGGATTATTAAGTTCCAATATATAATGTTTTATGATAAAATATTAGTACGAAGTTTTACTTATGACTTAAATTTCTTACCCTATCATTTCCCTTGTCTAGTAAATAACTAGATGAGGGATTTTTGTGTTGTAAGTTCATTTAAATTATGATAATTTATTTTATAGATCACCTCTTCCAAGTGCTTGTATTTATCTTAAATACAAACCAAACCCTACGTTTTCCGGAATGTAGGGTTATTTTTACTTATGCCAACAAATATGATACCATTTAAACAGACATATTAAACACAATATGACGGCGAGCCTACTCATACAATTGAGTAGGTTATTATTTTGAATAGATTCCACAAAATGATATACTAAAAACAGTTTAAAACTATTATCTCCGTTTTAGTTTTAAACTCATATTTAGAAAATCCTTTTGCACCTCACTAATAAGTGGGGTGTTATTGTTATCAAAGTTAATATATGATACATTATTATTATTATTATTATTATGGAAATGTAATTCTCTAAAACGGATATACCCTACGCAATGCCATGACGTGGGGTATATTTATTTGCTTTAATATCAATAGTGTAGTATTACTATATATAAGCACTTATATAGTGCTTAATTTTCATATTAAAACCTCCATTAACTTTCCCTGTCACTTTGTGTGATGGGGTTATTTTTTTACCTTTAATTAGTATCTACTAATAGTAGTTAGTCTTATTATATGGTATAATATAACTGTGTATTAGCAACTAATGTCTTCCCCGATGTTAGTTGCGCTTTTTTATAAATTAACTCTTTCAACGTTATTGTGTGAAATGTATAATATTGTTAAATACACACTGAAAGAGGTAAGGGGAATGAGTAATGTATTAGCAATATGTAATAATTGTGGTTATGTTGGGAATTCTGGAATTGGTATTTCAAATAGTTCTAATGTATATATAGTTAATTCACCTAACATGAATTGTCCTAATTGTGGAGAACAAAAATTTAAAACAGTAGATGGTTTGTATAGCGAAATAAATAATGTCATGAGTATTCTTGCTATTGATAATGGTAAAGAACTAGAAAAGTTGTACAATATATTAAAAGGCGTTACTGAAGATACAAGTATTGATGAAATAGAAAACAAAATAAATGAAGAAACTCCACAGTATAATGGTGTAACTAAACAAATTTCAAATATAATGAAAAAGGGATATAAGTTATTTATAGCAACCAGTATACTATTAGGTGCTATGTCCTCTTATAAAAACTTTTATGACGATTTTATTGATAAAAAAGATGAAGAGATAGAGTATAAAAAGAAACAAGCAGAAATAGATAGATTACAAAATCAAGCTATAGAAAAATTAAAAAAAGAACTTAAAGACAAGGAGTGATCAATATGGTAATTACGTTATTGGTAGGCTCGATTATCTGCGTTGTATTAGCGAACATAAGTTTAAAATTAAGACTAGATGATTTACAAAAAGAAGTTGAAGCACTAAAGGTTCAGAAATAG